CCTCTCAAACTCATCAGCGCCAGGTACACGACCCACCCAGCCGAAGATGCCGTCATCACCCTCGACGAAGCCTTGCAAATTGTCATTGCCAAACCTGTGAGCTATTGCTGACATGACACACCAATTAACTATAGTGTTCCCAACACTAGTGTCATAATCACCACTCATCCTGCAATTAACAAATGCATCAAATGCGAAGCTCGCACAATGTCTAATCTGTGTCATCATAGTCTCAATCCACATCATAAATCTTGCTCCTCCAGTCAGACTCTTGGTCATCAACCTATACAATGTCAACTCTGTAAGTCTGGCTAGTCTCGCCTTGATGTGTGCCTCCCAACTAGTGTGGTCAGTGCAAACGAAGCAACCGAAGCCCCCTAGCTTCTTCTTCATAGCCTTGACCACTTCTTCAGGGCGCATATACTTCTTAGTTATGCACATCAATTTGCCACAGATGGCCCACAAAGTTGGTCCCGTCTGGACTATTGTCTGATCACTGCCAGCATAAATACCTCTTGCTGCCTTGAAATCAGTCAACATCTCAACTTTCGTGAATTCATCTGTCTGAAGATAGAAGTTTGTAATCTGCTGGTCTAAACCCAGTGTCAGATACTCCTCTAGTCGCCTCTCACGCACAGCAGCCGCCCACCCTTGACACAAAGACAACCAGTACTCAAAACTCGGTATGTCTGCGTCAGTTAGTGGTCCTACTTGCTCAAAGAGTTTGAATGTTGCCATTCTAATGTCTTGAGCAGCTCTGTGTGTGATATCAGGTATGACTCTCCACAGACGCCTCCGCAACCCCTCAACAGCCAATTCCGGATCTCTCGCATCAGGAACAGTGCCGACAAATGAGACTCCACCAGGTAAGTGAACATAATCACTGAATTTCACCTTGGTGATTACCCTAGGAGTATAGTGCTCCCAAGCACCATGAACCCCCCTGGGTCTCTCTTGAGGGTTAGGCCTAGTCTCAGGCACCCTACCAGCCAAGTGTACGTCCCGCAATCTATAAC